CTTGTGCCGTGACGGCCTCAAAGCCTTTAGCCATCGCAGTTTTCATGCAAACCGCTTTTTTTGTTTTCCGGAATTCCTCTAAGTAGACGCGTTCTGCCTTTGCCTTTGCGTAAGCCGGCGCGTGATCGCGAATGAAGTCTAGGGCCTTGAAAAGGTTGAATTCAAACTCGTCTTTCATCGCGCCCCCTGCTTCCTGCGGATCTCGTTCTCACGCTCCCAATCGTCGGCGCAGTCCTTGGAACAGAACCGGACACCCTGCCCGACGTCCTCGCCACAAAAAAAGCACGAGCCCGTCGTCTCCGGAGTCTTGACGGCACGCGCCGCCTTGATCCGAATGGCAAGCTCGCGCTCCATGTGGTCGTTTGCTTTGTCTGCTTCGTCAGCCATAAGGGTTTTCCCTAGAATGGGATGTCGTCGTCGAGATCGTTGAACCCGCCTTTCGCGCTCGGCTTTGGCTCGGCCCCCTTTGCCTTGGCGTAGCTTTCGGCTGCCGGCTTGCGTTCGCTGGCCTCCGCGTCGCGCGGCGATGATGCGAATTCGAGCGAGTCCACGCGGGCCACGAGCTTGACGCCTGTGCCGCCGTCTTTCTTCTCGTAGGTTTCGACATGCGGATCGCTAAGCATGACGCTGATCTGGGTGCCTTTGGTCAGATAGCTTTGCAGCTTCTCGACGCGATCACCCCACAGCGAGGCGTCGATCCATTGGGTTGGTCGGTTGCCATCCTGGCCTTTGCGGCCATAGTTGAAAGCCAGCGCCAGGTTGCCGACGGGTGTGCCGTCTTGTGTGACCCTTACCTCCATGTCTCTGCCGAGTCTTGCCAGTCCAGTTAGGTGCATTTCTTAGTCTCCTTTGCGCATTGCGCGGTAAAAAACCGCCCGAAATGGGCGGTCAAAAACGGTTAAATCATTCTCTCACGGCTTAAATGCTTTGCATGAGCTTGTTGACCTGGCGCACAGCACTCATGGCCTGAGCCATTTTCTCGCCAATCTTTTCGGCGTGTGCTGCGGCCTCGCTGGCCTGTAACCTTGCAAGACGCCGGATATCTTCCGCGCCCTGCTGTGTTCTTGGGTCGAGTCGAATTCCAGCGACGTAAATGGTGAACAGCAAAATCCGGATCGGCCTTGGTATCTTGTTGCCGCGCTCGTATCGGCAGCCGCCAGCCTGCGTGAGGCCCACGGAGTTCCAGAAAGCGGCTTGCGTGAGGCCGGCCTGCTCGCGCAGTTGCTTGGCCACGGAGCCGTCAATATCGGCTTCGGTTTGGACGTTCATGTTTCTCCCAGTGGTGAGTGGTTAGCTGCTCGAACCATTATAGCCCTAATGCTGGTTGCATTCCAATACCGGCGGTGTCAGATTGGGACGGATCGGGACCAAAAAAATGACAGAAGTGAACCGACGCTACTTCGAGAGCCTGATGGCCGCCAAAAAAATGTCGCTCCGCTCGCTCGCGCAGCGCATGGGCCTGGGCCATTCGCAACTGAGTCTGACGTTCAGTGGCGCCAGGCGGGCCCAACTCGACGAGGCCGCGCAGCTTTCACAGATATTTGGCGAACCCATGCATCGGGTCGTCGAGGCGCTTGGCGTGGCCGTCCAACCGCTTTCCGGCAAACGCGTTTCGGTGATCGGAGCCGTAACGGGCGACGGCACTGTTGAACTGTACCCATCGAACGTGGTCGAGCGCACCACAGCCATCGAGGGATTACCGGACCCGCTCGTTGCGGTGCAGGCCAGGACCGCAGGCACGCCGCTCGACTGGATGGACGGAGCCGTATTCTTTTGCCGCGAGCCCGACGGCATTGATGCTGCCAGCCTGGGACGGTTTTGCGTGCTCAAAATCCGCAACGGACCGGCCGCCATATCCGCTGTCAGGCGCGGATACCATGAAAACACTTTCAATCTGGTCGGCCCTTTTGCCCGCGAGAGCGCGGCTCTTGAATGGGCAACGCCTGTTCTCGTTACGAGAAACTGAACCATCGTATGACTTTGCGCCCAAGGGACGCTTTTTTGCGCCCAGGGTGTTGCGTTTTCAGAACCATTGGTATTAAAATGGCATCACTGCGATTTGCAGGGCATACCAACGGAGATACACATGAAACGCGAAACCCTTGTTCCGTCGAGCGAGGCGCAATGGCTTGACTGGCGCAAAGCAGACCTGACCAGCACGGAAGCCGCCGCCCTGTTCGGCGCAAGCCCCTACGCCACCGAATACGAGCTTTATCACGTCAAGGCCGGCCTTCTGCCGCCCGCCGAGTTCGAGGCCAACGAACGCATGAAGTGGGGCAACCGGCTCGAAGCCGCGATTGCCTACGGGATTGCCGAGGATTTCGGCATCATCATTGAGCCCTTCAAGGTCTACATGCGCATCTCCGACCTGCGCATGGGCTCGTCGTTCGATTTCAAGATCGTTGGCTTGGCCGACGGCTTTTCCGGCGATGAAAGCGCCCGCGAGATGTTCCGCCGCCACGGTCCTGGGATCATGGAAGTCAAGAACGTAGACGGCCTGCAATTCAAGCGCACCTGGCTTGATGGCGAAGAAGGCATCGAGGCCCCACCGCATATCGAGTTCCAGGTTCAGCACCAGTTGGAAGTCGCAAACCTCAACTGGTCGCTGCTCTCGCCTCTTGTTGGCGGCAACACGCCCAAAGTGGTGATCCGCGAGCGTGACCGCGAAGTGGGTGCCGCGATTACCCTGAAGGTCCGCGAGTTCTGGGCCCGCGTTGCCGCGAACACGCCGCCCGCACCCGACTACACCGCAGACGCCGAAACCATTGGCCGGATCTATGTCGAAAACGACGGCAGTTCGGTCGACCTGTCGGAGGATTTCCGCCTGATCCAGTTGTGCCAGGAATACAAGGCCGCTGCCGCCGACGAGAAAGACGCCAAAGAGCGCAAGGCCGCAGCCAAGGCCGAGATCCTGACGATCATCAACGCCGCCAAGACCATCACCACCATTGGCTACAAGATCAGCGCCGGGACGCGTCGCGAAGTCTACAAGGCCTACCACCGCGACGCCGGCGAGCGCTGGACGATCACGAAGTCCCTCATTCCGGCTGCCGACATCGAATCCACGACACCCGCTTACCGCGACGTTCGCATCAGCGAAGCCGCCTAACCACAAGGAGATCAAACCGTGAGCGACATTCAAACAAACCCGATCCAGCAGTTTCGCGCGACAATCGAAGGCCCGATGCGGGCCGAGATCGCCAAGGCACTGCCAAAGGATATCGACCCTGAGCGCTTTATCCGCACTGTCATTACCGTCGTCCAGATGAACCCGGACCTTCTCTATGCCGACCGGCGCAGCCTGTTTGCGGCCTGCATGAAGGCCGCAGCCGACGGTCTCATGCCCGACGGGCGCGAGGCAGTCCTCAACATCTACAAGACCAAGGTGCGCGACGAGTGGGTGCCGATGGTCCAATACCTTCCCATGGTGCGCGGCATCCTCAAGACGTTGCGCAACACCGGAGGCGTGGCCAGCGTCGATGCCGCCGCCGTCTACGAGAAGGACCACTTTGCCTTCAAGCGCGGCGACGATCCGCGCATCGAGCACGAGCCCTATCTCGGTGCCGACGATCCCGGCCAGATCATCGCGGCCTATGTGATCGTGCGCCTGGCCAATGGCGAGGTTCAGCGCGAAGTCATGCCGCGTCGTGACATCGAGAAGGTTCGCGCCGCCTCGAAGTCCGGCGACAAGGAAAACAGCCCTTGGTCCAAGTGGTACGACCAAATGGCGATCAAGGGCGTCATCAAGCGCGTCGCCAAGCTGTTGCCGACGAGTTCCGAGCGTCTTGATCGCATCATTCAGAACGACAACGACGCCATGGAGTTCGATTTCAATCAGCGCGGCGCCGACGCGAGCCAAGCGATTACCGGGCCGGCCAAGCAGATCGAGGGCGCCAAGCCATCGCGCCTGCACAGCATCATTGCCGCCAAAGGCGTCCAGGTGCCGGAGCCGGTCGAGGCCGAAGCCGCCGAGCAGGCTCCGATGGAGGCCGCAGAATGAAGCGCCTGACCGAAAAGGAATTGGCGGGTCGTTGGGGGATCAGTGTGCGCACCTGTCAGAAGTGGCGACGCACTGGCATGGGCCCAGTCTTTATCGTCATCGGCCAGCACACCGTTCTCTACCGCGAGGAGGATGTGCGGGCCTACGAGCGGGCCAAGCGGCAGGGCGGGGAAACCCTGCCCGAGCCCGAAGGCTGGCGCAACGCCATGAAGCGGGCTGCGGCCGTCCTGAACAACGTCTCGAAGTGGAAGAACGTCAAGCCGGAAGCACGCGAAACGATTGCCGGGGTCCGCAACGAGATCAACGATCTTTTGGAGGGATCATGAACATCGAAGCTGGAGACGGAGACTGTATCTGCAAAGGCCTGGGCCATCCGCACGAGCAGTTTGCGCCTGGGTGCCTGGCCGACAAGGACGGTCCGTTTTGCGAAGAATGCGGCCAGCCTTGCGATACGCACGTCGTCGACTTTGGCATTGGAGCCTACGAATACTGGGGCGCGACCGGCTTCCATACGAACAAGCAGCTTGTGAGCAAGTGCTGTGACGGCGACCTCTACAAGGACTGCGAATTGCAATGCACCTACGATTACCAAGATTAAGGAGAACACCATGCAAGTCAACATCACCGAATACAGCCAGACCGCAGCCGCATTAGGCGAGTTGCGCCAGAAGTATGAAAACGTCGTTTTCCCCGTCGATACAACGTCAGGCATGAAAGATGCCGTCTCGGCCAGGCGCGAATTGCGCGACATCCGGGTTGGCCTTGAAAAGATGCGCAAGGACCTCAAGGAGCCAGCCCTACGCCGCTGCCAGCTCATCGACAGCGAGGCCAAGACCATCACGGCGCAACTGACGGCGCTGGAAGATCCCATTGACGCCCAGATTAAGGCCGAGGAACAGCGCAAGGAACGCGAGAAGCAAGAGCGTGAACGCATCGAGCGCGAGCGCGTCGAGGCCATTCGTAAGAAGATTGAAGGCATACGTGCCCTGCCGGTCGCTTTGTCTGGCGAACCCGCCGCCGAGATTGCCGCCGAGATTGAGGCGCTTGAGCAATTCACACCGGGCGAGGAATTCGCAGAACTTGTCGGTGACGCTGCGACGGCCAAAAGCAATGCCCTTGACACCCTTCGGGCTATGCACGAGCGCCAGGTTGCCCAAGAAGCAGAGGCCGCCCGCGTGGCCGCCGAGCAGGAAAAGCTACGCGCCGATCGCGAGGAGTTGGAGCGCATGAAGCGCGAGCTTGAGGCCGCCAAGGCCGCTCATACGGAATCCGCAGTAAAAGCCGCTGTTGCCGTTGAAGCCGTCGCTTCCGAGGTTGTTGCCGATGCCGTGACGGAAGAAAGCAAAACCCATCTCGACGAAACCTCCTGCGCCGTCGAGTCCAATCATGTTTCGACTGCCGAAGTCTTTGCCGAAACAATACCGGCTGCGCCCACTTCCCACCCGCCTATCTTCCATCGGACGAGGATCGAGATTCAAATTCCTGGTTTTTCAGTGCAGTTTGCTCTTGGGCCCGCCAACATTGTTCTGGAATTCGATGGCGACACCGGCGTTCTCACAGCAGCGGAGGTGCTATGAGCCAACACACACCGGGGCCGTGGCAGGTTGACGCCGAGGACTCTGATCTATTCCACCAAGACGAGGCGCGGTTTTGGATCAACGCAGACGGCCTTCAGCATATTGGCTATGTCGACGGTCCGCGCACTGCCGAGAGGATTGCCAACGCCCGCCTCATTGCCGCCGCGCCTGATTTACTGGCGGCTTTGAAAGCAATCGAATTCCAGGTTCGCCAAGGAAAAGTCTTTGAGCGCGACGCTTGCATCACACAGGCTCGCGCGGCCATCGCCAAAGCCATTGGGGGTGCAATATGACCTGCCAAAAAGACCTCATGGCTTTGGGCAAACCATATCCAAGAACCTGCCAAGACTGCGGCTTGGGGCCATGCAAGAACATTGTTGCCACGCCCGTCGCACTGCAACTAGCCAAAGACTTAGATCGTGTTGGCGCGCATCTAAGCGCTGCCGAGCTACGCCGCCTTTATGCCGTGAACGGGCAACTGTTGGACGCCTGCAAAACCATCGTGGAAGCATTTGATGCGCTGCCGCCTGCCGACCCCGCAAGGTACGCAGTGCTTCACATCAATGCTGCACGCGCAGCCATCGCAAAAGCGACTGGGGGCGAGGGATGAAAGAGCGCCCGATATTGTTCAGTGCCCCTATGGTGCGAGCCATTCTCGAAGGCCGCAAGACGCAGACGAGGCGGGTTGCGCCGATTTCCAGTTTCGACATCCGGCAGCACGACAAAGAGATAGTGACGTGGAGCGTCGCCTTCTCAAAGCCGATCAAAGGTGTACTGTCCAGTTATAGCGGTGGCAAGTTCTCTACCGATCAGGCTTGCCGCATCGTCGCCTCTCAGTTTTGCCCCTATGGACAGCCCGGCGACCGGCTGTGGGTGCGCGAAACCTGGATGTTTTGCCAAGGCGGTCCAATTTATGACGCCGCCGGCGGGCTCATGGATAGCATGGACGACGAGATTTTCTATCGCGCCAGCAGACCGCGTTACCCGGGGCCATGGCGTTCTTCAATCCACATGCCGCGATGGGCCAGTCGGATTACGCTAGAAGTGACTGGCGTGCGCGTAGAGCGCCTGAACGACATCACGCCAGCCGAATGCGTTTGCGAAGGCTACTACTCACCACCAGGCACCAGATACGCGCAGGAAGAACTCAAGGCGCTGGATTGGTACCGCGACCTCTGGGAAAGCATAAACGGCCCCGGATCGTGGGAGTCGAACCCATGGGTTTGGGTCATTGAATTCAAACGTATCAACCAACCAAGCAAGGAGAATGTATGAAAGCACCAATCACTCTGAAACCCGTTCGCCGCATTAAGAATTTGGCCTGGGACAAGGGCGGCATCAAAACCCTGCGCGAGGCCATGTCGGCCTGCGGCTATGACCTGCACTGCCTGGCGCATTACTCGAAAACGACGAGCCTCAAGCGCATGGGCGAGCTTCTCGGCCAGCAGCCGCGCCCGGTGATCGAGCGCGTCCTCGCAAAGATGGAGGCGCTATGAAATTCCAAAGACCTCCGCTGACCTTTGATGAAATCATGGATCGAGCATTTCAGGTCATCAAGCTACTCATCGGCCTGAGCGTTTTGGCGGCCATCTGGGTTGTGCTGTATTTCATCAAGATAGGCTACTTGCACTGATGGCCTGCGACGCCTGCGAACGCGCACAAAAGGCGGCGACCGGCCTGTATCGCCTGTCCTGCCTTGAGTGCTGCGTCCGCCTGGTGATGAGCGCCAGGCCGAACCGAGAAGCGGCCAAGGCCATGCTGGCCGTCATTGACATGCAGAGAAGCGAGACGATCACGCGAGAACTGGTCGTCAGTGAAATCAAAAAACGATTGGAGAAAAAATGAAAGAAATCAGTACATGTGAGCCAGCGTTTCACAAAGACGCGCCAGAGAAAATCTACCTGCAAGTGTGCGACGACAGCGATTGTGAGGAACCGTTCTGCGAACACCACGACGTTACATGGTGCCAGGACAAGATTGAAGATACAGACGTTCCGTACGTTCGCGCTGACTTAGTTGCACAAGCGCAGCGTGAACAGGGGCCTGTGGCAATAAAACATCCACTTATCCAACAAATAGCAAACTTGATTGATGAAAACCAGCGGTTGAGAGCAGAACTTAATTTTGGAAGCGCAACACGTGAATGGGTTGGGCTGACAGATGAGGTACGCAAACAACGCGAAAGCATGGCGCAACCGAACAGGGGTTCAGTAGGGTTTCAAGAAGCCAAACTAAAGGAAAAGAGCAATGAATGATGGATATTACTGCGTGGTTTGCGGCAGATACATAGAAGCTAACGAGGGCGGGGTGATTGTGCATGACGATATACCACACCCACCTGAAATGGATTTTGCAGAACAGGAGAAACCGCAATGAGCCTAGAGGCAATGAAGCTGGCATTGAAGGCTTTGGAATATGACCCGTGCGAAGAAAGCGCAATTCGTAGTGCTTCATTTTATATAAAAGAAGCCATCGAGCAGGCAGAGAAGCAAGAGCCTGTGGAGATAAAACATCCGCTAATTGAGCAAGTAGCCAAACTAATTGATGAGAACCAACAACTACGAGCAGAGCTTAAATTTGGAAGCCGACCGCCAGCCACGATCAAGGACAACTCGCAGAACTGGGCGGGCATGGACGGGGCCGTAGCTTGGCATTTAATCGACCGTCACGCAGACAACTGGGCCGATATCGGCAAGATGATGAACGAGTGGCTTGCGGCTAACACTCATGTAACCGACATCGACATGAGCCAAGAACGTGTCGATGAAACGGTAAAACAGCGACATGAGATTGATCCTGACCTGTTACCCGTCGTTCTGATTGATCGCGTCGATGTCGGTGGGCGGTGTCACGGAATGCTTCGCAAGGGCGCGAATGCCGACCAGGTTATCGGGGCGCCACTTTACATGGGGTCGTGGGCAGGAAGCGCGCGCGCTGTTGTCGCAAGCCACGCCAAACGTTTAGCCCTTGAGCTTGAGTGCCTGCTCTTGTCCTGCAACGACTCCGCAGCCGTGAGCAAATGGTGGGACAGCGCACACGAAGCGCTCGACGCATACCGGGCGGACATTGACCGTCTTTACCCGCCGCCGCCGACGCGGTTTGGCGAGCCAGTGATAAAGAAGGAGAATGCCTGATTGGTTGTCAATTCGAACCATTGGTGCTCTTATCGGGTCAATTGGACCGATTCGGAGCGCCAGCATGGACCGCCTTTTGAGACTCAGTGACGTCACCTCTCGCACTGGCATGAGCAAGTCAACGATTTACCGCAAGATCGGGCAGGGCCTATTCCCTGCCCCCGTCAGCGTTGGCGGGCAATCCGTCCGGTGGCGGGAGTCCGACATCAACACATGGATGCAGTCCCTTACGCCGCGAGCCGCATAGCCTTGGTGTCCAGGTAGTCAGACCACCACGCCATCATCTTGCGACGGCCTGGCAGCCATTCGGCAGAGTTGTAGGCACCGCGCACATCATCGCCTTCGACATGGGCCAACTGCCGTTCGATCCAATCCCGGTTGAAATGGTTTTCGTTGAGGATCGTCGAGGCCATGCTGCGAAAGCCGTGAACGGTCAGGCGCGAGTGATAGCCCATTCGGTAAAGGGCAAAGATCATGGCGTTTTGAGACATCACGCCTTTGCCGCCACGGCCGGGAAATAGATAGTGGCCGTCGTTGATCTCGCGGATCTCGCGCAGGATCGCAACCACTTGGGGCGAGAGCGGAACAAGATGCTCGCGCCCCATCTTCATGCGGCTGGCCGGGATGCGCCAAAGCGGTGACTGTCCATTGAGATCCTCGAATTC